ATAAAGACAGATTACCAAATGGTAATTATCTTGATAACACTGCTAGTCATTTTGTATTGACTCTTGGAGATAACCCACAGACAGCTTTGATTTCTATGAAATCTACTCAACTTAAAGTTAGTAGAAAATGGAACTCAATGATGATGGGTATAAAGATGCAAGGTAAAAACGGTTTATTCACACCGCCTACTTATAGCCACATTTATCAACTATCTACCGTTCAGATGTCTAATGACAAAGGAACATGGTTTGGTTGGGATGTATCTAAAGTTGGTCCTGTAACAGACAAAGCTGTATATGATATGGCTAAGTCATTTGCAGAATCAGTTGGCAAAGGTGAAATACAAGCGAAGCATGGATCAGAAGAAACTACAAAAGGTTCTTCTAACTACTAACCAGTATCCTAGGTAGTGGGCGTCGAAGCTAGCGTTGAAACGCCCACTTTTATTTTGTATGATAGAAAGATTTAAAAATATATTTTATGGATTAGACCGTGCACATGGTGTCACTTTAGTTGGTGAATCAAATGGTGATGGTAACAAGATTAAAGGTAAATCGTTTGTTAAACGAGAACCAGTTACAGATGAGTTGTGGCAAAAGCATTTAGATGGTGCTGACAGTTTAGGTATCATACCAATTAACGATGACAACAAATGTAAGTGGGGATGTATAGACATAGATTCTTACGCAGAATTTGATCACAAAAAATTAATTAGTAAGATAAAACAATTTCAATTACCATTGGTTGTATGTAGATCAAAGTCTGGTGGTGCTCATGTATTTTTATTTACAGAAGATTATGTATCAGCAGGTTTGATGCAAGATAAGTTAAATGAGATTAGATCTGTATTAGGTTATGGTGGATCAGAAGTATTTCCAAAACAAAGAGAATTAAAATCAAAAGATGATACAGGAAACTTTTTAAATTTACCATACTTTAATTGTGGTCAGACAACAAGATATGCCTTTATGGAGGATGGCGAAGCTGCTAGTATAGATGCTTTTTTTGAACTCTATGAAAGATATAAACAACAAGACATCAGCACAATAGAAATTAAAAGACCAGAGACTCCTTTCTCTGATGGACCACCATGCATAGAACTAATGGCACAAAATAAAATTGGTGAAGGTGGTAGAAACAATGCACTGTTTCATTATGGTGTGTATGCAAAATCTAAATGGCCAGACAATTGGAAATCAAAAGTAATAGTATTTAATGAAACTGCTATGCAGCAACCATTATCAGATACAGAAGTAAATATAATTACAAAACAACACGATAAAAAAGAATGGGGTTATAAATGTAATGACCAACCTATGTGTAGTTTGTGTGATAAAAAATTATGTAAGAAAAGAAAATTTGGTATAGGTCAAGAACCAGTGTTTCCAAGTCTGACAGATCTACAAGTAGTTAATTTAGAAGAACCATATTACTATTTAAACGTTGATGGTGATAGACTGTACTTAGACTCAGCAAAACATTTAGCTAATCAAGTTTTATTTCAAGAAGAATGTATTAAACAATTAAGAATAAATCCACCTAGTGTTAAAACAGGTGATTGGAAAAAAATTACTGGTGCATTGTTAACTAACGCAGAGATTACAGAACCTGCAGAAGGTACAAGTACAAAAGATATTTTAAATAATTACTTAGAAGATTATTGTGTAAACAGAATACAAAAAGACGACTACGAAGATTTACGTAATGGCGGTACTTATACAAAAGATGGCTTTCATCATTTTGTATTTGATAACTTTTTTAACAATTACTTATCAAGAAAACATTGGAGAGTTCCATATCAAAGAACATCACAGATGTTGAAAGATGACCTAAACTGTACAACTAAACGTGTAGGTAAAACAAAGATATCTGTATTTGTTGTAGCTAGATTTGATAAGAAAATAGAAACATATAAACCAAAAACATTTAAAAAGGATAACTATTAATGATAAGAGAACAACTTTCATTGTGGAAAGATCCAAAACAAATTATTTTAGAAAAAGAAAGAGTAGATGTTTCAACTCTTCCAGATATAGGAGACTTTAAGTATAGTTTTTCAGTTATAGAAAAAGATAGATACTATGCATATAAAAACGGTGGAATAAATATTTTTATGCCAAACAAAGGTTTAATTTTTCCTTTTTTAAAAGATGAAAAAACAGGAAGAGTAATAAAACCCATGCCAAACACAACAGGAAAGTGTGGAATTTATCCTAGAACTCAATTACCTCATTTTGTAAATGGTGAACAAAAAAGTAAAAAAGCAGTTTTTTCTAGAGTTTTTGCTCTTGCTTTTATAAAAAACGATAACCCAACAAAAAAAACCTATGTAGATCATATAAACGGAGATACTAAAGATTATAGATTAGAAAATTTAGAGTGGGTAACTCCATCAGAAAATAATAGAAGAATGAAAAGATGAGAAGAATAATATATGGACCACCAGGTACGGGTAAAACACACACTTTACTAGGACACATAGAAAAGTTTCTAGCTAATACACCACCAGATAAGATTGGTTATTTTACATTTAGTAAGAACGCTGCACAAGAAGGTAAACAGAGAGCAGTAGATAAATTTAAACTATCTTACAACGACGTACCATATTTTCAAACACTGCATGCATTTTGTTTTAATCAACTTGGTATAAACAGAAACCAAGTGATGCAACCAAAACATTACAAAGAATTATCTGAAAAGATGCAAATAGAATTAGAAGGTGCAAGACAAGATGAAGACTATGAAGGTATATTTTATTCTCCAGATCCATACATACAGTTAATAAATCTAGCAAGATCAAAAGAGATGGACCCAATAAAATTTTATAATTTACACAACAATAATAAAATACAATTAGATAAATTAAAAATAATAATTGAAGAGTTAGAAAACTACAAAGAACAGAATGGTTTGATTGACTTTCCAGATATGCTAGATAAGTTTATAACAAGTGGTGAAGCACCAAGTCTAAGAGTTATGTTTGTTGATGAAGCACAGGATTTAAGTTTGGTGCAATGGAGATTGGTTAAAAAGATAGAAGAGAAGTCTCAAGATTCATACATATCAGGTGATGATGACCAGGCCATATACAGATGGAATGGTGCACATGTAAGTACATTTATAAATTTAGAAGGTGATAGAACTGTATTAGATCAATCACAAAGGGTACCACAAAAACCTTTTACACTTGCAAACAAGATAATAAAAAAAGTACACAATAGAGTAGAAAAAGAATGGCTACCAAAAGAAGAAGAAGGATCTGTTAAAAAATGTAGTAATCTTCATGAAGTAGATTTTTCACGTGGTAGATGGTTAGTGTTAGCACAAGCTAACTATATGTTAGCAGGTATTGGAGAAATATTAGACCAAAAAGATTTATATTGGCAACGAAGACATGCAGTGCCGAGAGTAAAAAATATATATGAAATTATATTGAAATGGAATGATTTACGAAAAGGTATACCTCTACATTACAATGATGTTAAGAAGATCGCTGCAAAAATGACCAAAGATAATTGGGATCCAAAGTTATTTAAAACAATAATTAAAGATGGTTTCTATGACATAGATACTTTGAAAGAGAAGTATGGACTTAAAACAGAATCTGAATGGGACGAAGCATTAAATGAAATAGGTGATGAAGATATAAAGAAGATAAAAAAATTAATTAAATCAGGAGAGAATTTAGATAAAAATCCTAGAATTAGTATTTCTACAATACATGGTGTCAAAGGTAATGAAAGAGAAAATGTAGTTGTAATAACAGACTTGGCTGGTGCAGCATTTATTGATTATGAAAAAGATCCAGATGATACACATAGATTATTTTATGTTGCCTGCACAAGAACAGAAAAAAACTTATATATAATCGAACCACAAACAAAAAAGGCATACAATCTATGACAAACAAAGATATATTTGAGGAAGCTTTTCCTCAAGACAGACAAATAGGCGGGAGTCACTACAAGGACTTTCACATTCAACCCTACGAATTTATTTCAAAGAATGATCTATCGTTCTTTCAGGGCAATGTTGTGAAATATGTTTGTAGATATTTACACAAAAATGGTATAGAAGATTTAGAGAAGATCAAACACT